TATATTTAAATAATATTTAATTTACACGTACAACATAAAGCCCGATATTATTTTCCAAGTCTAAAACTTCTATTTTTGTACCGTTCAAATAGACAACAATACCTTTAATAAAATAGTCATCAGGAGGAGTAGTTTTTAATACGATGCAACCTTTTTTTATAGACTTGTCATAATAATTTATATTAATTAAGTCGCTTAATTTTAATTGCCACGAATATTCAATGTTCAACATATATTTCTGGTTTGCCCCATCTAATTGTTATTTGTGCATTATTGTCAAGCATATTAGTACAAATATTAAAAGGTTCTTCGTCATAAAATTTAATTATTTTATATGTGTCATCATACACATAGTCTACGTTTTCTTCTAACACTGTTATGTTATTAAATACATTAAAGTCACCACTAGTATTAACTGGTCCTATTCTGCACATAATTTCTTCTATAACTGCATTAAATGCAGCTGCAACCTGACTTGCATTAACAATAAAAGAAAAGTTGTTTGGGTTATTGTCTAATGTATTTCCGCTTATAGCATGTAAAGAACTAGTGTTTGCATTGTCTACACCTAACGTATAAATAGTTATACACGGGTTTTGTCTTGTAGTATAAATGCAATTGTTATCGTTAATATTTAACACATTATTTGTTACAAAGTTTGTAGAAGGACCAGAACCTTCATTAGGTGAGCCATCTGATATTAGAAGTATGTAATATGCTTCGTAGTTAGTTGATTGAATTTGTTGCATTGCTTCGTTTAAAGGCGTAACAAAGTTTGTTCCTCCATCTGGGTTTGTATTATTGACCATAGATAATACTGTTTGTTTGTGCTGTGGTCCTTTTCCAATAGATGATTTTTCTATTACACTGTTATTATAAATTATAGCGGAATAGCTTAAATTATAGTCTTCGTTAATAAATTGCGTGACTGTATTTTTAAGTTGCTGAATTCTATTTCCGCTCATTGAGCCACTGTAGTCTAAAAGCATTATAACAGCTGCATCTACTAAATCAACATCATGACTTTCTTCTGCAACAGATATTATTACAGATTTTGTTACGTTTCCTCTGCCTGGATCATATGTTGAAGATATAGAAAATTTTCTTTTACATTCATTGTCAATATTACATTCTAAACCTAAATCAGTACACACAAAATCAGGCTGTTTCATATTGACATAGTCAGCACATTCGTTTAAATAGCTAGTTTTACAAACTTCAGATATGTTATTTGTGTTTATAATGCTTTGGCCTGCTGCTATACTACAAGCGTCTAAAGTTTGTTTTTCATTTGCAACGTTTATAGCTATTGCGCCAAAGTCTATTACTAAGTAAGCAATTAAAGCTAAAGTTGCCGCTAACAACAGTGTTACTGCAGCAGCGAAACCTTTTTCTTTATAATACTTTTTTTGCATATAAAACTATGTCCTTGTCATATAAATCAAATGTTTTTCTTAAACCTTCAGTTAAAAAACAAGCGTATGAGTCATCGATGTCGCAAAGCAAACAATTAAAAGCTTCAGCTTTAAATTTATAATTTCTATAGCTAAATCTTAAATTATAAATACTCCCGATACATGACTTATCAAGTATTAGTTTCGCTTTTTTATATGTTTCGTAAGCATACATTTCATACTTTCTTTTTTAAATATATTAAGTGTTTTGTGCCTAAATAATTTTTATTTTCTATATTGTCAACTAACCAATAATGACCACTTTGTTTTATTTGAGTATAAAACTCATGCATTAAAAGAACATCGATGTTTAGCCCGTTTTCTTTTAATAGATCTGCTGCTAAAAGATTAGAGTTAAACTTTCTATCTCTACGTATTGCTTTAAGTTCTACATATCTATCTTCGTCAGGATGATAAAAGTCAGGCGTATATTGTTTATCTCTTCCTTCGTACTGAACTGTAAATGTTTTATGTTCATATACATAAGGCTTGTTAGTTGCTTCACACCACCTTGCATAATCAGCTTCTAATGAAGACTTAAAGAAATAATTTGAAGGTAGATCTTTTCTAAATCCCATTCTACCGTTCGAAGGTATTTCATGAAATCCACTACTTTGTGCTGTGTATTGACATGTTTTTGAACAATACTTTGTTGCTTCACCTACAGGTTTTTGATAAGACTTTCCGCAAAATTCACAGTCCAAGTCTATTCTAGGTTTTTTGTTTGCAGCCATATAACAAGTACGAGCACAGTACTTTTTTCCTTTTTTTACTACAAACTCTTTTTTGCAATGTAAGCAGTTAGCTTTTGTATTGTGAATAGTTGAATTTTCATCTTTGCAAGCTCTCCCACAAAATTTTGATCTGCTTGCTTTTGATGGTGGTAAATAATAAGTTTTATCACAATTTTGACATTTTAATTCTAATTTATTTGTTTTTCTAGCCATAAGTAGTCTCCTGTTTTTAATTATGATGCTGCTTATGGTTGTTTAAACAAATAATTTAATTTTTAGGAAAATAATCTTTTAAATTAACATTATCTTCTTTAGCCTGATTTAAATACTTTAGCGGGTTATAACCTTCACTTGCATTTTTTATTGAATACCAAGATTGTCTAATTCCTTCTTTTAAAGGTCTAGTTTTTGAAAAACCTGTAAAATTAACAAACTTTTGATTGCTAAGTCGATGATTTCCTAAATAGTCAGTTTCTGGATGCCACCTAATATATTCACTCAAACTTTTTCCTGTTACTTCTTCTATCATATTTACAATTTCTAAAGTAGAATAAGGATTTGCAGCTGTAATATTGAAATCATTATTTCTAATTTTAGAATCAATTAGTTGAACTACGTTGTAACAAAAGTCTTCAACATGCATATAATCTTTAATCTTTTCAGGATTTAAAAACATATCAACGTTTTTAATTTCATTTTTAATTGCATATAGAGACTTTGCAATTAAACTGTTCATGTCACCTTCACCACCGTAAGCAAATAAAGGTCTCACTACGAGCCATTCTTTTGCATTATTTCTAACAATCATTTCACCAGCATACTTTTGAATAGCATAGTCTGTCCTAGGATATATTTTGCTTTCTTCTTCTATCTCTGTGCTTTGATATTTATATGTATCGTATATAACAGTAGTTCCTGTGTATACAACTGTTTGTCCTGAAATGTTTGCTGCTTTTGTAATCTTTTTTGTACCTAATATATTTGTTAACATAGCAGACTCAGCATTTAGTGCTACAACGTCAGTTCCTACTACTGCTGCATTGTGAACAATAATATCCAAGTCCAATTCATCAAACAAATCAGACCACTGTTCTACAGTATTACTATGTACACAAACTTCGCCAGTATCAGTAAACTTCATAAATTCTTTCGCATACATAGAGTTATCTAACGAAATAAACTCATGACCTTGTTTACTAATTTCAATTGCAAGATTTTTTGCAATAAAACCTTTTTCGCCAGTGATTGCTATTCTTTTCAACATTTATTTCCTTTGCATTAGTTAGCTGAATTTACTTTTTTAATTGTGATTTGCTGTGTTTTTATTTTCATAAATTTTCCATCATCTTTATTAGAGTTGATGTTCATCATTTTATATTCAAAAAAGCCTTTTGGTCCCCATCTTGTATCTTTGTTAAACAAGTGCTTTCTTTCTAACACAATAGAAGAAAGTAAATAACCAATTCCTTTATCTTTACCAAAAATATAATATCTATATTCTACTAAGTCTCCAACTTTAAGTCCATTTTTGTAAACGCTGTATTTGTTGTTTTTCATAATTTTTTAACTTACATTCAATAATACTAAAAGGTATTTTTTCTAATAAGCTACTACTTAATATTGTCATCATATAGGCAAAGTTAAAGTCAGCTTCAATACTTATAATAATACCAATTCTACTCTCTAAATTAGAATACAAATAATTAAATTCAATTAAGTCGCCTTCTTTGAAGTCTAATATATTAGCTGTCATTTTTTTCTATATATTTTATATAATTTTTACAAATATTTAAAAACTCTTTACTGTCAATAGCAATTTGAACTGTAGCTTTTCCTTCTTCTATATGAAAAGAAACTTTATTTAAATTTTCTCCTCTAAGCAGAATTATGTTTTCTTCAAATACATCACCAAAAATTATTACTTTTTCTGTTGAGGTTATTGTGTATTTAGTGCTCATATTAATTTATAATCTCTATTATGTCTTCTTCAAAAAAAATAAACTTTTTGTTTTGATAAACACACTGATAAAAGCCTGTAGGAAAATATTGCGACATAAATTGTGTTGGTGAAACAAATACTTCTTCATTTCCAAGTCTTTTTAGTTTTACTTTAAGCAAAAAAGGTTTTTTAAAATAAAATATTCTTACAACATTTGGATTACTAAATAGATCTTTAGTTTTTGTTTTTGAATAATTTAATGTATCTTTTAATGTCCAAAACTTATTTAGCTTAAAGCTATCGTTCATCTATTACTCAATTGCATCTGAATATGGCTCAATTGGTAACTCTCCTGTTTCGATTGTTCTATCAAGATAATTCTCCAACTCTTCAAATGAAGTGCAAACCTTAATACCACTTCTTGCCAACATTAAATTAAACTTAGCACCTTCAGGTAAACCAGCACAGAAATAAACAATAGGTCGTTTATGAGCAAAAGCATAACCTGCTTCCCAAATAGTGCCAATATCTTTGTCACGAGTATTGACTAACAAAAAGTCTGATGTTTCAATATGATGTAAATTGCCACTAAATGTTTCATCTTGTACTTCTTTTGGTGCGTTAGGAGGACAAACAAAAATTCTACGAGGTGACGCTAAGTCAAAATGATCTGCTCGATCATCAAAAATTTTTTCTAATTGCGTAAGTTCTGCATCTTGTGTAGGGTTAAACCATCCGCTAGCTAAATAAATCTTTTTCATTAAGAGTACCTTTTTATAATTGTTTTTTTATATTTTTAATTGTTTTACAATGAAGCCTATGATTTGTAACTGTTTTATTTTAAAATTCGTTTTCAAGTTGTTGTCTAATCAAGCTTACTGCTTTGACATCATTATTCCACATTCTTGTAAAGATCTTTTCTTCACCTGACTTGTTGCCATTAATTTCTTCACGACGGCACTGATAGATTGAATCATTTTCGTTGAATTCAAACAAATCATTCTTTGGTTCTGGATGATATAGATTAGTACCTCTTGAAGTAAATGTACCATCAGGTAATTCTACACGAAATGTTCTTACATAATGCATATCAGGCTTATTAAAGTCTAGACAAGTTGTTACTTCAGGAATAGCTTCACAAACAGCACGTGCAATACGTGTTGCAAGAATATTGTCTACTTCTGGTTGAATTTGAACATCTTGACGTTGTCTAATAAATCCAATCAAGTCCTTAAGATTAAATCTTGCAATATAAAAAGTTTCTAGAGCCTTAGGTAAGATAACTCTTGCGTCCATAAGCGATACAACGCGTGAGTCAACCATATCAGAATAAAGTTGTTTTGCTGCAGCTGAAATTTCCATAAATCTATGGTGAAAGTCAGAGTTTTCAACAGACTCTGGAACAAGTACGTTATCGTTTCTTAAGTCTCTATCACCAGTGCATTGCGCTGCAAAAGAACCTGCACGATGCCTAATAAGATGAGTTACAGTTTGTGTATCAATTCCGCTAATTTTAAATGTAAAACCTAAACATTCCATAGGTGTAGGTAATGCTCTAAAATTAAGAACATCTTGCAAGTTGATTGATGCTTCTTCAGGCGTTGCATTTTCAAATGACGTTTCGGAAGGTTTGTCAGCCCATGTTGCTTTAGTCATGTGCCATGCAATTTTGTGCTTGCTCGCGAGTTGGTGCGTCAATTACTTCAACATTAAGTGATTCTAAATTGTTGATGTAGTTAGTTACAGGAACTTGATCAAATTTAAGTTGCATAGGAAGAGTAACAGGACTAAGGTCATTATTGATTGGCATATATTTCTCCAATTGATTTGTTTATTTATTTAATACATGAATATTATAATATGTGATAGTAATATTTACACGTATTTAAAATTTTAATTTATTTAAATCTTCTAGCATATAATGCTTAATGTTTTTATGTGATATTTCTTTATTGTATGAAGTTACAGGAACAAAAACTTTCACATCATGAGTTGCATACTCCATTGCATGCTTAGGACTATCGTCAATTGCACAAAGCATGTTGCCGTTTATATAAAAATCTTTTTTAGCAACCCAAATATATTTTTCTGCTGCAAAGTCTAAGTTATCGAAAGGAATGTTGTTGTTTTTTAACCACGTATAAGTCTGGTATTTACATTTTAAATTATGACTTGGTCTTGAAGTCAAGAGTTGTATATATATACCGTCTTTCTTTGCCAAGTCAAGAAACTTTACCATGCTATCAATAGGTTTAATATTTAAGAACTGATT